GGCAGGTGTAATAGCACTACTTCACGGCGCGGGGTATCCCGAAAATAAGTATGCTGTGATGGAAGTCTATAAGCACATGCAAGCGCAAGGTTCAAGCGTCTCCAGGAAAACAATTAAGCGGTGGGCAGATGGTGAGCATATACCAAATGTCCAAGTGGACAATGTTGTCCAATATAAAAAAGATATGGGAACTGCACTGGAAGCTTTGTTTTGGAAGTTATATAACCATGCTTTAGGTGATGAGACTGTTGATCAATTGAAGGGGGCGCAAGCGTACACTGCTATGGGGATTGTGCTAGATAAGTATCGACTTGTGCAAGGATTGCCCACTGAGGTTGTGCAAGTTATCATGCCAGCAGTTGAAGCATTAAAACGTGCGGGCAAAGACCCGGTGCAAGTATTTCAAGAGATGGAAAAACAAGCGAATGCGATAGTCGATGGTAGAGACCAGTTCGCACAGTAAAGGCATAAGCGATAGTGTATTTGTAGCGGGGTTGTTGGGAATTCCGACAAGCTCCGCTGTTGCATTGCCCTTCATAGAATTCGCATCTCATAACTTGAAGGTGCAAGTCAAAGAGACGGGTACGATTGTGCCAATGGAATTGAAACCAGCGCAGCTTGATTTGTACCCCAAACTGACGGGGCGCGATTTGATTGTGAAGGCGCGGCAGTTGGGAATGTCAACGTTTATCCAGGCATTACAGTTTCGGCGCGTGGCATTCGAGCCGTGTTTGGCGGCGACGTTGGCGCACGACTCCAATACTACTAACACCATGCGCAGGATGCACCGCCGCTTTTACGACAATTTGCCGGAAGCCATGAAACCGGAGCGCTCAATTGATAATGCCACGCAGATAGCATATCCGGCTACCAACAGCCTCGTGACGTTGACCACGGCGGGCAGCCCGACCAGCGGAATCGGCGCGGTGTACCATCATGTACACGGCACGGAGATTGCTAAGTGGAAAGATGCCGAAAGCATCATGAGCAACCTGATTCAGGGTGTACCCGCCAACGGCACAATCGTATTTGAGAGTACGCCCGATGGCGCGCGCGGCTGGTTTTACGAGCGTTGTATGGAAGCTCTAGACGGCGATAGCCCGTGGACGATCCATTTCTACCCGTGGTGGTGGGAGCCGAAATATAGATTATTATTAGATGAGGGTGAGGTGCTGGATTTAAGTGAAGAGGAAAAGCGTCTAGTATCTCACCATGAACTGACGATGGAACAGATCAAGTGGCGGCGGGCTAAGGTTAAAGAGTTGCCGTATACGTTCAAACAGGAATACCCGGAAGACGTTCGGCAGTGTTTCTTGAGTGACGGCAACAGCGTATTCGGAGAGTTCGAACATTGTCTGTTGACACGAGATGAGATGGAAGAAATAGAGTACATCGAGGGTCATAGATACATGGCGGGCGTGGACTGGGGGCAAGAGAACGATTACACCACACTGAGCATCATTGACGCGACGGACGATATAGAGGTGTTTATCGGGCGCTGGCGTAGAATGCCGTGGGATGAAATGCAAAACCGCATTGTAGCCAACTGTGCTAAGTGGCACGTGGAAACCATCCAACCTGAAAAGAACAGCATGGGCACAGTTAACATCGAAAATATGGACGACAAGTTTATTGATGCGGGCGTTGACATCACCCGGCGGTCAATTACGATGGACAACCGCAAGAAGCAAAAGTTGGTGAGCAACCTGTACGACGGCATTCACAACGCCGGATTAAAGTTACAAGACGTGGATTATGCCACATCGGAGCTTAGGACGTTTATCAGTAACCAGCTTGAGTCGGGCAAGTACAGATTTGAACACATGGATGGCGCTCATGACGACACCGTGATAGCGCGGATGCTGGCGTGGGATTGTGTCTGCAAGATGATATAGAGGAATTACATCATGGCATTATTGGATAGATTCAAGCGCAAACCAAAGGCTCTTAAAAGTATTCCGTTCTCTGGCGGTAGCTCCGATTATTGGCCGCTGGGCTTCGTCAGTCCCAACCAGGACATCACCTTTAGCAAGGCGGGGGCGGCGGCGGCGTACACGATGGTGTATGAAGTTAACGCCTGCATTCAGTCGATTGTGAGTGGTATCGGTATGCTGGACTGGAACATCGTGCATTATCCCGACGGTGTTCGAAAAGGCGAGACCGGCGACCCTATAGCTAACCGCATGGACTTGCTGCCCCGTCATCCATTGTCGGAAGCGCTGCTCAGATTTGAAGACGAAAACGACATGGGCTTCATGGACGTGATGGTTACCGACTACCTGCTATACGGTGAATTTTACGTTGAGAAAGTAGAGAACGTATTCGGCAGCAATAAATCATTGGAGTGGCTTAATCCGTTGGGCGTGCAAGTTGACCACCACAGCGGCGCGATAGATAGTTTCCGCTACGGCTGGAACATGGTGTATGTCAACCTCGAACCGGAGCGTGTGGCGTACTTGCACAACCGCAACCCTAACAGCGACTTTGTAGGTTTGCCCACGGCTTTAACGGTGTTGGATGAAATTAACATAGCGCGCAACCTTGACCGCTGGTTGCGCGACTACTTCATAAACAATGCCCGACCCGGCATGATAATAACGCCATTGAGCGAAGAAACTATATGGTCTGTTGAAGATCATCAAAGGATGCTTAACATAGTGCGCGAGCAGCTAAAGGGCGCTGGCGGACAATACAATACGATGGTAGTTAGGCACCCTGTTCAGGCTACAGCATTTGAGCAGCCCGACATAGCCAAGAACTTACAACTCAATACCCAACAGTCGCAAAATATATTCGACGCTTTTGGGGTTCCGCAAGCCATGCGCGGCAATACCAACACGTCGCCATATAAAACTGACGACGGTTTAATTCAACGCTTTTATCTAGACAGGGTTATCCCTCTGGCGCATGTGTTTCAGCGGTACATCAACTTAAAAATTATGCCCTTCTTTGACCTGGAAGGCATGACGATACTTGAGTTTGATACGTCGCCGTATGATACCGTGACCGATGCCGATATGTTAGAGGCGCAGGTTACGAGCATCCAACTGAGGGACGGAATAATTGACCTGTATGACGCGGCGGCTAAACAAGAACTAGAGCCGCCTGAAAAGCTAAGGGGCATTTACCGCATTGGCGAGTTGTTTGTTCCACTAGATGAAATTCAGGACTTGTGGGAAAAACAGTTGCTTGTCGCGCCGTCGCCATTTGGGGCTGAAGAAATCACGGGCAAGCCATTACCAGAGCCTACCGCGCCAGAGGAAGTTATCCCAACGCCAGAGGGGGGAGTACCGGTAGTTGAGGGCGAAGCGCGAGACGTTGCTATTGAGGCCGAAGCAGCCGCGGAGGAAGAGGAAGCTCAGGCGGGTGAACTGGTGGAGGGGGTTGGCGAGACCGATGAAACCAAATCAGCGCCCGACCTGTTGCCGCACTTCAAGCTATACGAGGGCGAATACTTGTTTCCGGCTGAGGAAGTCATAGATGCACGACTAGCCCGTGAATTGCACGCCTGGAAAAGATTTGAGGTAGAACGGTTTGGCGCTAACCCACGCAAGAAACGAACACGCGAATTTGAGACTGAGATCATCCCGCCGTGGGTACGCTTTGAAATCATAGACCGGCTGGACGAATGCAAACGTAAATCAGAAATTGTGAACGCTTTCGATACCGTAATGGACGCGCCGCACATCAAGACTATCACCAGCTACCAACGCGGCATCAGGGAGTTGGCGCGGGGCTTGTGGAATAACAGCGTAAGTCGGGGGCAGTACGAAGTCGGCATGGAGAACCTGATAGAACGCGAGTTCCGTTCGGCCTTTGTATCGGGCGTGCAACGGGGCGGAATGGCAGTTGCCGATCTGGAAGACAGCGAACGTCAGGAGCTTGACGACCTGATTGAAAACGAGAAGGGCTTCGTCAGCCAATTGGCCGATTACATCTACCGCAATCGTAAGGACGTGGGCAAGTTGCAGTCAGTGCGGAGTAGGGTTGACCTGTGGGTAGCGCGGTACATGATGGTCAAGGAGACGGGGTATCTGGTTGCGTCCGGTGACAAGGCTTTAATATGGAAATGGGATGTCCGTAAGGAACATTGTGTTTCTTGTGCTGCTTTGAACGGGCAAGTTCGGCGGGCTAGTTTCTGGCGCAACAGCGGCGTAATCCCAAAATCGTGGCAGTTGGCTTGCCACGGATTTAGATGTGGATGTGTGCTAACGGACACCGATCAGCGCATATCTAGAGGCCGCTTGCCGCGAGTGGGATTGCACTCATAACAGGGTTGCGCATGTGTCTAACATGTGTTAAGATGGGGGTATGGAGGACATATGGCAAACGACAAGCGCTACAACTTTAATTTACCTACAACTTTATTTGAGCATGTTGAGCAAAAAGCTAAAGACAGGGACGTATCTACCGCACATATAATGCGCGTTTTTTTGCGTCTGGGTCTGGAGGTGTTAGAGAGTAATGGTAAGGTGTTCGTGGTGGATGATGAAAACCGCGAGCGTGAAGTCAAGATATTGTTGTGAGGGGGAGCCGACGGTGAGTGACCTTGCAGAAACAAATCCATATCAGGTGGATATAGACGCAATGCTCAAGGTGTTTGGTTTCACAGACGGTATGAAGTTGCGCGGCTATACTCTTCACACTATTGCGAATTGTATAGAGATGTTCTTCGAGTGCTGTCCGGGAAAACTGCAGGCATTTACATTACCCGTTTACCCCGCGAGGATAGGGGGATTTGACCATGAGTGACGAACCACAGACCGCCCCCACTTGCCCGCGTTGTGATAATTCTATGAAGCATAGAGACTCAGGGTGTTATAGTATTGATGAATATTATTGCCCTAAATGTAGTCTGTTTTGTAGTGTTGTTGGGGGCTACTCGACAGGGTTGATTAATGCTGTGCTTCAATATGAGTATAAACACGGCGAATATTCTGAGAAGGCATTAAAGGTGTGGGAGTTGGGCGATGAGTAACCAACACGAAATAGCATTTGTGAAGTTTGATTGCGAGGACGGGGTAGTTTACGTTCGCGCTGAATTTATAGTAGGGATTACGCGGGCTTATAATCATCTTCATGGCAAGCCGTCAGTTGAATTTGATGTACGTATGTCCGAAGGGGACACGGTGTACGTTGTCTCTGAGAAATCGCTTGAAACGATGAGCCTGGTTGTGTTGACACAAAACGAAGCGGTAGTAATTGCAAGTGAGACCACTGATTATATGGGAATAGAGTTTCGGGGAGTTAAGAACCCAGAAGAATTTCGCAAGGGATTGGACGAAGCGCTGACGGGTGAGGGGGGCGAGAAGTAACATGAGTGATTTGATGCCAGAAGCGGAAATGAAAGAGTGGCTGCTTGACGGACGATGGGATGATCTTTGGTATTCGTATAAAATACACATGTCTTTAGGCTTCGGCTGCGATTTTTACATCCGAACCCACCGCCCGAATCCAGATATACCGTCAATGGTGCATCTGATTGACCCGAATGAAGCGGGTTTGGCGCTATCGTTAGCCAGAGAATCCAACGAAGATGAGTTGTCTGAATTGGGGGAATTTAGTTGTGAGTTTCTGAGACTGTTCACTGAAATGGTTACACTGGTTGAAGTTCGCAAGCAGCACGCGGATGCCTTGAAAGGGAAATCATGTTCCCATATCGAGAGTTAATCACCTGTCTGGTGTATACGTTGCTTACAATCCGAGTCTGCGAGATGATCTGGAATTCAGGCAGGCAGAAGCCGAAGCGCAAACGGAAGCCAGACAGCGATATTACGCCGCAAACGGTACATGGCAACTATCCGCTAGACCGGGAGCGGGGCACTGACTTTTGCAAGGGTAGACCTGGAGGCGGAAGGGTATCCAAGAAATGACCTGCATAATCGGCCTGAAGCACAAAAAGAAAGTGTACATCGGTGGCGACAGTTGCACGACGTCTGGTTGGGAGACGAGACCAACCAGCCAAAAGAAGGTCTTTCGTATTGGCAATAATGACAACCGCATTCTGATTGGCAACAGCGGCAGTGTGAGAACTGAGCAGATATTACATTACCATGTGACACCGCCCAAAATTACAGTACCCGTCGAGAAGTATCTTGTCTGCGAGTTTGTGCCTTTACTGCGAAAAACGCTACAAGAGCATGGATGGATGAAAAAAGAAAATGAGACTGAAAGTATAAGCGAACAGGGAAGATTTATAATCGGTATCAAAGGGCAGTTATTCTGCATTTATGAGGACTTCCAAGTTCATTCGGTGTCTGACGATATTCTCACCATTGGCAGTGGCGGCGACTATGCGTTAGGAGTAATGCTTGCGCTGGCAGACAAGCCGCCTAAGCAACGGATACTCACCGCGTTAGAAATTTCTGGGCAACTCACGATGTCGGTATGCGCCCCGTACTATGTTGATACGATAGGTTAGGAGTTGAGCATGAGCAAGAAACGCAAGCGCAAGCAGGAAATCAAGCGGTTGAAGCAAAGGATTAAAACCCAAGATTGGCATCTTACAGAATATCACCATCTAGTAGAACGCTATGAAAAGCGCATAGCCGAACTGGAAACATGGCTTACTAACTGTCGTGATAGTAACGTCGAGTGTTTAGAAAAAATTCATAAACTCAAGACCGAACTGGCGGCGGCGGAATTTGAATTAAGATGTTTCCGTAGTGGTGAGAAACACCGCCAACAGCGCATAGCCGAACTGGAAACCGAACTGGAAGATGCACTCACAGACGCTTATGGCCCGGAAATATCATATCCCACCGTAGCCGATCCCGATGTAGTCCGAATATTCCCCGATGGCACGGTAGACTATAAGGGGAAAATCTATCCCTCATTAGCGGTGGTATGGGAGTTGATTAAAGCAGACGAGGCGACTGAGCGCGGGGAAACTTGCCCGAACTGCGAATCGCACAAGGAAGACGCGCACAATGAACTACTTGCCGCCAACATCACCATAGAGAAAATCAGAGACAACCTGTGGGAATTGCTCACCGGGCGCATTGCTGACTGGCTGAATACGCAGGGGGATACGAGTACCAGTTTGAGTGGTGGGCATACTGAAGTTAAATATGCCAAAATCAATTCGCCTAGCATCAGACCGGAGTTCCCGATACAACCGGACGATTACCCAGAATGGCAGGACGCGGAGCTAGTGGAAACCGTAGTGCAACCGGCGTTTCAAATACCGCCAGATGAAGATGAAGTGGAGTTTCCAGATGTGACGGTGAAAACATGGGACGGCGACGGGAATGAAGTCACCCGCGAGGGTAGTAAATATTTATCGTATCAAGACGAGGGCGAACCGCCGACGGGGTTGACTCGGAATGAGCTAGAAGAAGTGGAGTATCAACCACTTAGATGACCAGTTATATACCAAAGGAGATAGCGCATGAAAACTGCATCGAGCGAGAAACAGGACAATCTGGTATCCAACCTCAGCAACTCTTTTGTCATTGAGTCACCCGGAAGGTATGAAGTCATTTGTTGCCGTGGTAGTAAAAAGTACCGCGTCTCGTTCACGCTAGGTAATGCCCCCATGACACTACGCATGGAAAGTGGCGGCAAAATCACTGAAGTATATAAAACCGGAAAATGGATAGCGCATGAGGGAGAATAACGATGTACGATGTAACGTCATTTAGCGCAAGATACAAACGACAGTTTCGAGACATTATAGACGCAAACCCACAAACCTTTATTGAACACAAAGTATTGGCGATGCCTCTTATTGTCACAGGCCGTCACTTAAAAGGGTTAGGTATAACCGATGACCAACTATGTGAATTGGAACGGCAAGTGTTGCGAGAAGTAAAAGAAACGACGAATAGTATCGGGAAGTAGCTGAGACGATAGCGCGTTAAAATTCGCATTTACATGCGCCATAATGGAGTGAAACATATGCTGATTTACGAGTGGGATTTTGATAAGAATGAAGTTGTGCAATGGGAACGTCGAGGCGAGTGTAATCAGTGCGGAGACTGTTGTCGAGTATGTGTCAAATACAACAAGCCTAGTGAAGATATAAATGTACAGGAAGCTACGGCCAATGGTAATTATCATGGTATATGCAATCAAGTCCAAGTGGACGGCAAAGACAATTATTTTTGGGATGTGCGAATTGATAACAACGATAAAGATTTTCAACCTTGCGAAGATTTGAAAGGAAATTCTTGTTTTTCACATAACGGCACAAGAGAAGTGCTTTGTCGGTATTTCCCAATGTCACCACGTAATGCAGAATTATTTGAACAATGTAGCTATCGGTTTGAAAAGATTGAAAGTTGGGAAATAGATTGACTACATATTTTGTTTAGCCTTTTGCAGTGGTAAACGCTAGTCAGGGAGTTATGCGGCTAAAGGTGCGTTGGGGTGTTTGCTTACGTCTAATGTAAGCACGGTGGCTTGAAGTCCCACCTGTCTAGTGACACAGCAACCACTTTTAGCCGCTTGACCATAGGGAGGGTGAGATGATAGATGGGAAAACGATAGACCTATTGATGGAATACCAAAGGTTGGTAAGAATAGATGAGGACAACCCGGACTTAACTGCCGTTCTTGCGGTTCAAGGCTGGGTAAATTCTAATGGGAATGTTGAAATTGAAATCCAACTGCGAACCAATGATACCAGCGATTGGAAGTTTGAATATAAAATGTGGGAATGTTACAGCATGGATGGTGTTCACGACATGCTGCAAAAGGCGATAGGGTTTTTGAAGAAAGACTAAACCGTCGCATTCGAGCATTTATACGACAGTTTAGAGGAGATGGAAATGATAGGATTGCCACGCCCAACAGATAAACACAGAGAGTTTCTAGAGGTATTAGAAAACAATCGCGTAACGCATATATATGCGCGTTATAATAATAACGCAGACTATGCCAGTATGCACGGTTTCTGGATAGAGACGGATAAATGGCTGACGTGGGAACAGTTGTCAGACAAGGAGCTAAACGAAAGTAAACTCTTGTTTATTCTAAGCAACGACATTCCAGACCTTAGAATATATGAGTACCAAAAGATACAAGAAATTTTCATGCGCGATTTCCAAAAGGTGGGTTCGTTTGGTGAGCATGACGTGTTTATGTATACGACAGATTAGAGGAGATGAAAATGGCTACAAATGATGAGATTATACAGTTACTCAAATTTCAAGCTCAGGAAAATGAACAGGTTCGCCAGTGGCAAGAATACGCAAAGGCTCACCCAGATGATAAACACGCGCAGTTGAAGTCAAGGCATACTGGCGATTTATATGTTTATGATAATGATGACGATGAGGTTGAGTTTTATTGGTCAGGCGGGAACACGTTGCTAATGAGCGAGGAGTTTGTGAGTTTCAGCGCAAAATATATTGAATGGTTGTCTGATGATGTAGTTAGAGTTGGGTGTTTTATTTTGGATATTATAGAACGGTATCCAGAATACAAGATACTCGTTGCCCGCAATAGAACGCTTGAAATGCCAGAATGACTACATATTACCGGCGTTATAGGTAGACAGTTTGGGGGAGTGCGATTAAGAACGAAACTTGACCGTTTGGTTAAAAAATGGTATATAAGCAATAAGAGAAGCAATAAGAATTAAGATAGCGAACACAATCGAAACTCGGCATACAAGAAGACAGAGGAGAAACACCATGCCGTTACAAGATGAATACAGTGATTCCACTGTTTCTGAGAATATCCGCGAACTAATTCAATCTGGACACCCCCCTGATGTAGCAGCTTCAATTGTATATGAGCAGTGTAAGGGCGCGTACTCCGATCAGGAGTGGCTTGCGTTACTGGCGCGCCTTCAGGGCAGCAAGGGACGTAGGGCGCGGGCGGGCGGAGTTATCAAGGCGACGGCTCCAGACCGTTTTGAAGCCTATCTAGTGCGTTATGGCGCTCCTAAAGATAAAGACCTGGATGAAGAGTGGTTTGATAGGCAGACGTATTTCATGCGCAACAACGGCTATTCTATTAAAGGCCGCCCGGCTAATTACCAGCACATGCTAACGCCTGAATTTGGGGCGCTCAATATGGCTGTTTTTGATTTTGAAGACGAAGACGACATCGGGTTATTTGTCGAGGCGCAGCTAAATGACCGCGCTCACTATATAGATATGCTACGCGAAATGGGGAGGCTTAAGGAACTCAAGCTAAACGACTCCCAGTTGAAACGTAAATCAGGCTTGGCCGTGAAAGCGGTGCAGGAATTAATAACAACAGTGCCGTTACAGATGAGCATGGGAGCTGACCCCGCCGCATTTTACGTCAATGACAGAACGGGGCATATCGACATTTGTGGCATAGTACACGGGGCGTTAACACCCACGCCTGCTGACGATCATCAGCCGATGGTAAGGTTCAAATCGGCTATGGCTGAAGTTGTAAATTTGACAGATGAAAGGAAAACCTTTAGAATAGAAAAAGAAATAACCGCGAAAGGGGAACGGGTAGGCGATTCCGGGTTAGCTGCCGGGACAAGCGCCGCTGACGTTTCCAGAAGCGCGACGGCACCAGATGGTGTGAATACGTCGCGTTTAGCAGGTATTCTCACCAAACCAAATCGAAAATCAAATAACGAGGAAGAGGAATCTACTCCCATGAATATAGAGGAATTAATGGAGAAGATTGCCAAGCAAGTCGAGCCAATTCTGGCTGAACTGCTTGACGAGATCGGCATGGAACCCGAGAAGCAAGAGGAGGAAGAGCTTCTCGATGAAATGCTGGGCAAGGCTGAGGACGATCTACCGAAGGAAGAGGAAGAACTAAAACAGGTAGAAGACGAAGATGTAGATGAAATCGTCAAGGCCAATCTGAGAAAGTGGTTGCCGGATGCGGTGACTGCACACCTAAACAAACAAGCACAGGACGTGGCCAACCGAAAAGGGTTGGTTTCTGACGTTCTGGATGATGTAAAGGCCAACGCCCCCGCCACAAGTTATAAGAAAAAGCGCGGGGGTTACAGCCAACAGGAAGGTAATCCACAGCGGCAACCGGCAATGCACATTTCTGTAGATGAGGAAATGAAATACGCCGGGTTGTCATCTGAGGAGATGGCGCTGGGATTGCGGATTATGGCTCAGAAGCATTTCCCCTATGGGATACCGAAGGGTATGAAGTTGCAACATCTTGTCGAAGCTGGAACGGTTTCCGAATCATATCTGAAGGTCATGGCGCATAAGGTCAATGACGACCACCGCGGCAGCGAAGGATTTAAGGGTGTTGGTCGGTATGACCGCGCTCTTGCGCGTGACCGTACTCTGATGAAAGCAGCTATGCCGTGGAAAGCCGATGAGTTGGATGCAGTTGCAATCACAAATCAAGGTGCTGAATGGGCGTTTATCTGGTATGACACCCGCCTATGGGAACGTGCGCGGCACGACACCGAATTGTTTAATCTGTTGGTAGCGCGTGGAATGCGGACGGCTGATGTAACCGGTAAAACGATGAATGTCAAGCTAAACACCGGCTCCCCCACCGTCTATACCGCGCCGGAAGCGCAAAGCACCGACGCAACCGGACGGCCTGAAGTTGTGGTGCAAACTACACCGTTCACGACTGACGAAGTTGAGAAGGATGTAAAGAAGCACATGCTGGCGGTATCGTATACCGACGAACTGGACGAAGACAGCATTATCGCTATTGTCGGGTTTGTAGATACTGATGCGGTTATCACGCTGGCCGAAAGTCTGGAAAGCGTGCTAATTAACGGCGATACCACAGCAACCGCCGCTAATATCAACACCACCAGCGTACCGGCAACTGGTATTCAAACACCGGACTACATCGCGTGGGATGGAATACGACATCAATATCTAGTGGACTTCACCGCCCGCGGCAACGCGGCGGCGGCTGGATTGCAAATCACAGACTATGAGGACACACTGAAACTCTTTGATGCTACCATCCGCAAGCGGCGCGATATGATGTTGTTTGTTGTAGATAGCGACACCGAATCCGCTACTCGCAAACTGCCGGAATTGTTGACACGGGATGTTGCGACTACCGATGCAACCGTTCTGAACTCGTCCTTTGCCGGTCAAATTCCAACCCTGTTCGGGGTAGATGTTTACATGTCCGGGCAAATGGGATTGTCACAGGCAACCGGGTTTATTCACGATACGGCTGGCAATAACACAGAAGGCAGCATAGCGGCGATTTATGCTCCTTACTGGCAGTATGGACGCAAGCGTGAGGTTACTGTTGAATTGCAGCGTTACGCTCAGTCTAGTGCAACAGTTGTGGTGGTCAGTGTGCGGCATATCCTGGCGGCACGCGGGGATAATGCGGCTGCTGGCACGTTTGACATCACGGTGTAGGAGGCTGACATGACGAAACCACAACAGAGTCTTAATCTAAAAAACATGATTGCCGGACTAGGTAATCTATACGACGGATTCACCGCGGGAACATACCCGACAGGCATTGACGAAGAGCATATCTGGTTTGTTGACTCCAATATGGACAAGACCGGTGACGGCCAGAGTTGGGATAGCGCCTATCTAACAGTGCAGGAGGCTATCACAGCCAATAACGCTACCATCGACTGGTCAGCTACTCCGATGCGTTACGGTGTTATATTTGTAGCGCCCGGTGTGTACGACGAAAATCTGACGCCGGCCTATTACTGCTATATCATCGGATGTGGAATTCGCGGCACGGACACAAGCGCGGAAATTCACCCGACTACTGGTGTATGTTTAACCGGTACGCTGCTAGGCGCGGTGTTGCTTAACCTGCGTTTCGAGGTTAATGAGGCTGTTGATTGTCTGGACATTGGGATTTGCAACAACAGCGAGATCGCCGGTTGTGTGTTCACCAACGGCGCGGCGGTTGCGGCAACAGCACTATCGACTGAAAACTGTACGCACCTGCATTTCCATCATAACTGGGTCGAATCCGGGCAAACAACCGGGATGAAACACGGCTTGTACTTCTCTGGCGGCGCGAACAAGTACGCCCACAATATACACGTACATGACAACAGCATCATGACAACAGATACAGGCGTATGGATCGAGGATACCTGTACCGCGAGCGAGGCCAGAATTGGCCCGTTCAATATGATACGGTGCAGCGGCGGAAGTTCTAAAGGCGTGGACGACAATCAAGGGGGTTCAGTCGTCTATGGCAACTGGATACGTGCAAACGATGCGATTGAACACGCTGGCGGAGCTTCATTCACCATCGGCAACAGTGTCGTGAACAACGTTACCGGCGCTAAAGAAACCACAGGCTCATAAGGGAGGATGACATGAGTAGTAATATCACGATGGACGTACTGATGATAGAAGATCACTATAATCACATTCCTGGCGCGCCTGATGCTAACGCGGGTGAGATCGTCACCGTACCATTTAACATTGGTGCGATACTCGTTGCTGCTGAATATGCTGAGGCGACAGAATCAGAAGTGCCAGAGCAAGAAGTATTCGAGGAGGATAAATAATGGCAGCAAATACACAACCAGTCCCCAATAACTTGGCGAATCCAAGCGGGGTGCAGTTTCCTTATCAGGTGATTACTACCTCTGGGGCAATTACTATCTCTAATGGCATTGTCGAACTAACCGAGGCGGGCGCATCAGCCGTCACACTGGCGTTGCCCGATGCTAACGGTCTGATATTGATGATTTCATCCAAGACGGCGCAAACGCATACCGTGACCATTGCCAGTGGTTTGCATGGACTAGGTGCTACCGAGGATGTAGCAACTTTTAGCGGGGCAATCGATGACTGCTTAATTTTAGCCAGCGTTGGAGGCTATTGGGTTCAGGTAGCCAACGTAGGCGTTACGTTAGCGTAAGCAGGCGGATGTAATATATCTCGTAACACAATGGGGTGGGGGTTAATCCCCCTGCCCCACAACCGGAGTCAATATGGCTGAGATACGAGTAAACAGAACGCAATGGCAGTGGATGACACAACAGCCTTACACCGATGGCGTGTTCAGTTGCCCCGATAATATAGCGGCGCAACTGGTGAACAGGGGCGCGGCGGAATACGCCGCTGCTGTGAATGATGATAAATTCGACACCATGAAGCGACGCGAGTTGATGAAACACGCCAAGTTGATTGGCATCAAAACGTCACCGCGCTGGAAAAAGAGCGAAGTATTGCAGGTTATACGGGAGTTTAAACAATGAGTACATTTCAACCTATAGAAGACCGACTTATGATTAAGTTGGTTGAAGAAGACCAGGCTATCGCAGGTGGTGCATTACTTTTACCTGAGACAGCCAAAGAGAAACCACAGCAGGGTATAGTTTTAGCTGCTGGACTTGGCAGGCGCGATAACAATGGGGGACGCATAGAGTTAGATGTCAAAAAAAATGACCGTATACTTTTTGCGAAATATGCCGGCATTGAGGTCAAGTTAAACGGTGAAAAATTTGTCATCATGAAGGAAACCGAAATTCTAGGAATTATCAAGGATTAAACAATGAGTACATTTCGCAGGGTCATTACGGTTAGCGGCTCGACTGGTGGTGCTGGTGTATCAACGGCTACCGCCGACAGCGATGTAATCATCAACGGTCTCATTACAGCCATATACCTGGAATATACTGGTGCTCCGCCAGCGGGCACAACTGATGTAGTTATTGTAGAGGCGAACAATGACCCGGCTATGGCAATTTTGACGCTCACTAATTCGGCGACGGATGGCTGGTATGCGCCAGTACACGCCGCCGTCGATGTAACCGATGGGGTTGCCTTGGGGCCTGGAATGTTCGTGGCTGTAAATGATTACATTATGGCTACGATTACAGGGGCTAATGATGATGATGGTGTGATCGTCACGATTGTGTATGTGACATAATGCGCCTGAAACTTGAGGCCAACACTAAACCGCTTGACGGTTTATATGTGATGCTGGAGCGCTTTCCGGAACTGGCAGCCGAAGCGGGCGAAGAGACGGCTAGACAGCTTACGCCGGAACTGTTGGCGCGGTTACAAGTACAGCCGCCAGAGCGCACCGAAAACAGTCCGCCTATTCAATGGACTTCGGAGCGCCAGAGACGGGCGTACTTTGCGACTGATGGTTTTGGCGCGGGAATTCCGTATAAGCGCACAGGTGGATTGGCGGCGGCATGGCGCGTAATCACAGAGAGAACGGCTGCGGGTTTTAGAGTGGTAGTAGAGAACCCCAACAAAGCGGCGCGGTTCGTATATGGTTCATTGGCGCAAAACGTCGCGGCGGCAAGTAGGTTTCAGCAACAGTTTCACAAAATCACGGGCTGGCTCACCGCCTCCCCCATCGTTAATGAGTGGATGGACTTGTATCGGGACATGTATCGCGTTAACCTGGGTAAGAAGATTGTCGGGTTAGGTGTGACGGTTAGACGGCGTGCAATAACGCCGCGGTTACCGAGACGGAGATAGATAATGATAGAAGGTATAAATATTGAATCTACGGACAAAGATTTTGAGAAAGCGTTGCGCGGTATTACGCAGGACTCAACCGAGTTTAGGTTTGTAGTGAAATATTTGCAGGAATATTTTAATAGAAAATATAATATTTTACTTGCTTGTCACCCTGATGATAACGTTTGGTATGTATGGTTAAAAGAAGACTGTCATATGAGTTTCGTTGACGTTGATTTTAAAAGTCATAGCTTCACCGACTGCGTAAGGTTCATACTGGAAAAGTGTGCTGATGCAAAATAGACCGCCAAGTATCTACACCACACCGGCATTGATTTTGCAGCAATTGCACAAGGCTAACACCGGGGCAACGTCAACAACTGAAACGAAATTTGATGATGATTGGGATTTAATCAAACGTTATTGCCGCGACTACTCGGTCATGATTGAGACCCAGACCAATCGGACGTTTGTACCATATACGGCAACAAAAAATAAATATTTTGGCGAAGAGATTATAAATGGAAACTTTTTCAAAAATAGCGCCGGGCGTTATGTACTGGACTTGTGGGAAGATTTGTTAAGCGTCGATAGCATCACGTGGGATGACACGGCGTTGACTGATGAATACCGGTTAGTGGGCACGAACAGCAGCGCCGATGAATATCCATACACGCGGATACTTTTTGATGGTAATGAAGTTCCGTCTTATGACCGGGATTTTGACACTAAAATCACCATCGTTGGCGAGTGGGGCGTACATGACAGCAGTGACTACGCTTACACCGACGTGACCACGCTGGCGGAGGCAATGGCGGACACCACCGGAACAACGATTACACTGGCTGATGATGGCGCGTTATTGTTCCAGATTTATCAGTACATTCGGATTGATGATGAGCTTATGCTGATTACCGACCTGGAGAACACCGATGCCCCTGCTGATGACACCCTGACGGTAGAACGGGGCGTAAACGGTTACACGGCGGCAACGCACGACAACGCCAGCACGATTGAGCGCTGGAATGTAGTATACGACGTGCAGGAATTAGGTACTCGTTTGCCCGCTTATTTTTACGGCAAGCGCCACGACACCGGTGAGCGCGTAAACTTTTTCCCGGACGGGAGCATAATACTGGCTCAATTCTCAAGGGAAATCGCGGCGGTAGCCAACCGGCGCAGACGGTCATTAATGGGAGTTTCATAGTGGCGATTACTAGAGACATCCGAGACCGCTTGATTGCGTTGGAGCGTACCATCACGGTAGGGACAATAACATTAGATGCCGCGACGTTTGTACCGTTGGGGATACAGCCGTTTGAAACACCGATATTTGTAAACTATCCACGGGCGAGAAGACGAGTTCGAACCGCTGGTACATTTTATACTATTACGCGAAATTGGGATTTGACGTGTTATATTGCCCCCGGCCCGACGCTTTTACCTGGCGGGGAAACTGAGGATTTTATTTTAGATTTGATTGATGCGGTAGATGCTTTTTTCTTGACGCGCCCGCGTTTGGAGTTGGATGGCGCGGCATTGGATTTTGTAGAGCCGTCAATAATGTCTGGCGATGCCGGGGTGAACAATAGGTCTTATACCCTGGAGGATGGATCGGAAGTGACGTATTACATCGTGACGTTTAATTTGCCAGTGAGTTATCAAAGCCATTGTGTAGGTTAGTTTGTTGGTTTAGGAGAGAAATATGAGCGTGCTAGATAAAGAAGTGAAAGACGTTAAGCCATACGTCGGCAAACATGGCGAGTATGAGCCGGAACTGTGCGCTTATACCAGCCAAAAAGCGCCTCGTGGCAGAGCGTGTACAAATGTTAGTCTGGGCGGCGGATATTACTATCGCCTGCTGGCGAAGGCCGTACACCGCGCCGACAAACCCGCTATTGTCGCCAAGCTGGAAAAGGGCATGTCCGAACTAAAAGGGAAAAAGCCGGAGATTGTACATAGAGGGGAGAGTAAATAATGACTGACAATCTGAACAAATATAACGCATTGGGCGCGAGATCGGCGCATTACGCCATCTGGCACGCGACTCAAGCCAATTACATCTCAGGGACAAATAGCGCATTGACTAATGGCGAAGACAGCGGCATGGATAGAGTGCTAGGCATTAGCGATTTTAGCGCGGCAACTCCCGCGGCTGGCTCTGTAGGGGTAGGCGGCGACAATGGCAATATCAGTTCTTTCATGGTAACACCGGCTGATGCGCCGAGCGGCACAACCGTTTTTGGCGCATTTGACCAGACGTTTGATACCGTCGCCACGGATAGAACAATTAAGGCCGAGGGGCCGGATGATTTGAGCATCACCTCCAGCTCATGTAATGTATATGTGCCGGTGTTTCTTGTGATTAACTCCCCTGCTTACAGTCAGGAATCGGGGTCGATTGGCGAGGCGGGGTTTCAGGTGCAAGAATTTTTGTATGTTTTTGTACAGGGGTTGAGTGTCAATACAACATCAATCAACACACCGCATGATTACACACACTCGCTGACGTTTAATGACAGAGGGGTTACGCCGTGGGGTGAGACATTCACCAATGGCAATTATGGGCGTACACGGGCATGGAAATTTGACCCCTATTGGAGCACTCATCCGGTGTTTTATCACACCTATATTGGTACTGGCGGCGCGGCGCAAACATTCACATTGGATGAAATTCCATATGTTGACAGCGCAGTTGGCTTGCAGGTCTGGGAGGCCGGAACGAAACTAACGCACACCACCAACTATTCGGTGAGCACTACAACCGGGCTAGTTACGTTTGTCGGAACAGACCCCGCCGCCGCCGCGGCGACAGTTTGCAAAGTCAAGTATACGCCGACCTGCTAGACTAGGAGATTGTAACCTAAATGCCAGATGTGACGTTTGAATACGGTGATGCGAAAATCACGGTGCGGGAACAAACCGGGCACGAATACTTTAGACTGGAAACTCTTCAGGCTACGTTACAGGCTGCATACAGAGAATCAATTGCACCTACCGAAATGCAAAACTGGAACTATGCAGATTGTAATGAGGTTGCACCTTTCATTTTGAGGTCAACGGTAAGGGGTGGTTTGGAATTTAAGTGGTTTCCATACGAAACCGCCACCTATAAACAGTTAGTTGTGATGGTTAACGGACTTTTGGATAGCCCATTATCATTACTAAAAATGTGGAGCAAGGCGCTAAAAGAGTCTGATTTAGAAGCGCCTGACCCGGAAGGATTGCCCGGCGAGGGGAAATCTTCGGAGAAATCTCCGAAAGAATAGCCCGCCGGGTAAAAGCACAGCAACCAGTAGAAGATGAGGATATACCACAGCGGTTAGCTGATATTGAGGCATTATTGTATCCACTGGCGAAGTGGATGAACCAAAAGAACTGGATACCCCACCATGATATGAGCTATGTATGGTGGACTTATTTTGAATCTTCAGGTTGGGTTAGATTGCCGTTTGAGGGCGGTATAGCTGATCAGCCGTTGTGGGTATGGGAAGATTTTGCACATTACAACGACATAGCAGAGTTTGAGAATTTGTGTTACGAGAGGGAAAGGTTAACCAAGCGACACATTAAAACCATGAAGGATAAGATGACATGACTACCGACGAAGACATCAGATTAGGGTTAGGAATAGATACTGATGATGCCTCTATTGCGAAAGCGCAACAGGGGCTAAAGTCGGTTGACAAGGCCATTAAGAGCGTAGAAAAAAGCGCGAAAACTGCGACTTCCCCACTTGATAAACTTGGCAAGCAAGGAATGCGCCAGCTTGCTATTGGAGCGGACAAAGCGACCAAAGAAATTAGAGAACTTGGTCAAGAGCTTGATAAAACTCAAAAGAAGGCCGCTAAAGGTATAGATGCTGGTCGCGTCGGCAGTCGCGTCGGGCAATTACGCGGCGGACTTGGCGCTATTGGCGGCGGCGGGTTGGGGTCAGTTCAGGGCATAGCCGAACTTGCCGAAGCGTTGCCGGATTTAGCCAGTCAAGCCAAGAATGCGGTATCGTCCATCGGCGGCGGCAAGGGACTGGTTGCAGCTATTAAAACCGTCGGCCCCGCGGCGGCAATCGCAGCACCGGCTCTGATTCTGTTGACAATCGCCTTGAAGGATTACGGCGACGAAGCGCACCGCCAAGCAAAAGAGTTTGAATCCGCTGTTGACGCCCAACGTAAACTAGGTCAAGAAATAGCGCGTGGTCTGACCAGTGATGAGGCCGAAACTAGACTGGCAGAATTAAACCGTTTGCGGGAAGAGGAAGCTAACTTATTAGCAAAGCTAGATGAGGGAAACCGTGAGGCTAACGAGAGTTTAGGCTTCTTGCGCGGCGGGGTTGAGATATTTGATGAGCGCTTGCAAAAACTTTCCGGCGAACTTGAAACCAGTAAGGGACTTGTCGAGGGGTATGATGCTGAAATTAAAGCCCTTGAAGGCGCTCTAGAGGGGGGAAGACTGGCGGCCAATGACGCAACGGCGGCGACGGAAGAGTTATCCGAAGCGCAAAGGACAGAAGCCGACAGCGCCGAACAAGCTGCTAAAGACGTTGAAAAAGCCGCCAAGGAAATGCAGCGCGCCCAGGAACAAGCCGCCGAGAAGATGGCCGCCGCGCACCAGAAGTATGCCGACACGGTAGAGGACATTGGCAAAGATACTATTCGCTCTATCAAGGATGCACGTAAAGACACCCGGCGCGAATTCCGCGATATGGTTGTGGAATTCAGGGACGAGGAGCGTAAAGCGGCACGAGAAATACAAGACGACAAGCGCCAGATGTCCATTGAATTCCAGCGCGAAGAGTTGTCAGACGCGCGCGATTTTGCCCGCTCGATACGAGATATTCAGAAACAAGCCAACCGTTCACAAGAGGATTTACTGGCAACGCGCAGTTTCCTAGAATTGGATATGCTGGCGAAGACGACAAAACGTGAATTTGAAGACGCTGAACAGGCGGGCGAAGATTTGGCCGCCGAGCGCAAGATAGCGCAAGAGCAAGCCATACGCGACTTCCGAGTTGAAAAAGAAGCGGAGCGCCGTGAGCGCCGGATTGCCTTTAGAGAACAGCGCCGCGATTTGGCGATTGCACAGAGAGATGAACTTAAAGACATAAGAGAAGCGAAACGTCGCCAGTTGCAGGATGCCGCTACCGCCCGCAATCGAGAGCTTGAAATGGCGCAAAAGGGAATTGAAGCCAAGTTGGGATTAGAGGCCAAATACTGGGAGGCTAGTATAGGTATGGCGCAACGGGCTTTAAGCGCTATGACCGGAGCGCCGGTCAACTCGAATAATACCAGCACAACCAATAATCTAAGTATGAGTATCAGTGGCGGCAACGTCGGTAATGTACAACGCGCCGTGATGGACACGTTACAGAATATGGGGATGGTGTAATGGCGTATCTGGCTAATAATAATCAAATCGCAGCGGGGAACGATAACGCCGGGGGGTTGGCTCTGGTGACGACCCTAAGTGATGCTAATGCTATTGTATTTCAAGAGCCTACGCAATGGCTGCACAATCAGAGCAGGGGGATAAGGGTCACGCGGGCTAATAGCACTGTGGCGCGGCAAGGCCGTAACTGGGTGCATTGGTTTAGCCCGGTGCTGCTGGCGCAATACGAGTATCTCAAGGATACCTATGAAGGGTTGGTTACAATCAAGACTTCATTCCATTCGGAGACGTTTGTCAATTACAACGCAACCCTGACATTACCAGATTTTAATGAACTTGATGCTGTGATGTTTAATGCGGCATGGAATGACCCAACGTTTGTAGGTGCTGGTTACTGGCTGAATTGGTGGTTCACGAATGTGAGGACGCTATAATGCCCTTCCCTACCGAACTAACTGCCGGGGAACTGGCAATGATACGCCAGACCGAAAACGTTTACTTTGATAACTACCTATTGATGTGTCCCAACACCGTTGTCTGGCAAACACAACCGCTGGTTGCTGTTGATGGCACGACACCATATGCTGAGTTTGATTGGGACGGTACAGACGCGGGAGCGCGCGCCGACGTTAGAGAAGGCCAAACTGTACTTATTACAACTGGCGATACGGACTTCACAGCGCCTTTGTATCGTGGGCGAGTGCGGCTTGTGCCAGATGCTACAACCTTTTTCATCAATGAAAATTCTACTAATTTAGAGACAACCTATTACGTAACGGTGCTTGATGATTTTGATATGCACGAAAAGTTAGAACGGCGAACTGCCGATGGCACTGAATACAAAGATTGGGATAAAACCTTTGAGACCTTGCCCTTAATATTTAAGAATCTTCAATCGGTTTATGTAGATATTTCCGGCGATGCTAATGTAGATATTGCCTTTGCCCCTGATTTAGATGCAACTGCCAGCGGAGCGGCTTATAGTTCGGTGGTGTGGGATATTCAAGACGGCGCGTATCAAGTCGGGGATGCGACTACCCTGAATATTACCGCTCGTTTTCCGGGCGCTGCCACTAATGAACACCGTTGGGTGACGTTGACCGTCACGGACGATAACGGTGTTGCATCCTGGTTCGCTTTTGAGGTTTATACCGTTGATCTGGCTGACCTGACTCCTACCAACATCTATCTAGATACTGGCGATTACACTATCCCCAAATCGATTGAGGACGGCTTAAATGCGACGGTGCGCGGATGGGCAGGTATCGACAGCGTTTTAGACCGGACACGCGCCACAATTGCATCGGTTGACAACCACAACGGCGTGCGGAGACTGGCTTTTACGTCAGGCGGAACACATGAATTACTGGTTGACGACATCATCACAGGCGCGACCGGAGGAGCAACGGGGGTTATAGTTGAGATCGAACTGGATAGCGGGTTTTGGAAATTTGGTGATGCTGCCGGGTATTTGTGGATTTACGAACAGTCCGGCACTTTTGAAGTTGAAGACCTGAACGAAGGTCAGAATGATAACGTAGCCACGATTGCCGCCGATAGCGAACAGGTGTGGATTACATCAAAAGAGGCATTTGTAGGACGGTTGCGAACTGAATCCAATCCCACTCGCGGCGATGAACAATACGCCGTGGTGCAAGAAACCTTTTTCACCATCGAGGGATTCGGGGCGCAACTGGCGCGTCTGGTTGGGCCGGGGTTGTATCTCCAGAACATTGCCGCCCCGGATGAATGGGGTGAAATAGAAGACCTGACCATCAAGCGCGCTATTGTCTACCTGTTGGCGTGGCACTCCACCTTTCTAAACTTGTGCAGCTTGACTTTTGATGCCGATAGCGACGACTACCAGTGGCCTGATTTTGTGATTAAAGAAGCGTCCCTCCTGGAGTGGGTTAACCAGATTGCCAATGACCAGAACGCCATTATGACATTTGCTGCCGCGGGCGAGTCCACTATCCAACGTCACGCCAGCTACACCGGAACCGGCGGCCTAACAACTATCATGACCATCGAAGTCGATAGTGGTGGTGACAGCGACCTTCCCGGTTTTGTACTGGAGGATGATTACATCGAAGTTTATGCCCAGTCACTCATAGGGGCAGCTACTTACGACACTACCGCAGGCAAGGCCATAACCTACATCGGGAAAGCGCCTGCGCAGGCATTTGGGTCTGGTTGGGAAACAGCACCGCTCGACAATCAGATTTTGAAAGCGGATTTATCGGAAGCTGATGCTATTACGGAAGTGAAGTTGCGCACCGCAAACCATCTGGCATATGTTAACCCGCATGAACTGCTAGTAAACGTGCAAGTTATGGCAAGCCTGTATTGGATGTTGCCATCAGTAAATGACCTTTACGCATTTGATATAGCTGCTACTGACAACACCCGCGGGCGGGCGTTCGCCAGCGCTAACAAGTGGATATTGACAGAGGTGTCTTATGTCCATAATCACGAGACCGGCATACAGGAACCGGTAGGGCGTTTTGAGATTGTAACTACTGGTGGGAATGCCGGCATAGCTGTTATACAAGTGCCGGACGTAAACGATATTGGCCTGCCGACTTTGCCGCCGTGGGGCGCTGATGGCCCAATTGACCCTATCATAAATTATCCAGTAGACGACCCTGACATAACATTACCCGGCGACGGTGACTGGCCTATTGACCATCCCAGTCCAACCGAACCGCAACCGCCCATCGGTTGTGAAATTATATCGGTATCGATGCGCGATGCACAAAATTATTCCACTTCCAACATCGCGCAGAACGCGGAGACGTATGTCATCACGGTTGAGGGTGACGGGCTGATTGCCGCTAATAGTGGAGTGCCCGCATTTATAGATTTTTCCGATGCTACCAAGTACACCTTTGTTAAGCCGCCCGGTTATCCCAACGCTGTCTTGTCAATCGTTGATGCTTTACTTGGGAACCCGCTTCCAAGCACAGTAAGCAACGGTTACGGAACAAATCCGGCGGGCAAAGATTTAGCAACCGCCTGTATTCGTATTGATTTTGCCAGCCCGGTAGAAGTGGATTCAATTAATTTTGATTATTATTACACCAGAACAGCCGGAGAAGCGGAAGGCGCATTGCAATACTGGTTATACGATAGCGGAGATGGATTGCTTGATAGTGGCGCGGATGGCGGTGTTCTTCCGCGTAGTGTGTGGCATAATACGGTATGGCCTGTTAGTCCGGCGGTTGCAAATGTATCTTACGCTATTATCTCACACCAACGAGCCGATACCGTAGGAACTGCTACGGTATGGATGGACAATGTTTATATCAGCACAACTGGCGCATATGATGTGTACGGTGATGCTTTTTACCATAGCTACAATCTGGGCGAAGGGCAGGCCGCTTTATACGGCGCTGACAAGGGGTTTTTAATCGACCTTGCTAAGCCTGCCGGAATCCCGCTTTATAGTTCCAACCACAAGTATGTTTTAACGTACACCGGAAGCAATGCTTTTATCGGATTTCGCTACACTGATGAGGATGGGGTGTACACCGACAATCAAAATCGCGCCCTGCTGGTAACGGTTTGCGGGCCGGGGATGGGGAGCGTGGCATTATGACCGATTTAGTTAGATTAAACCGCCTGCGCACCGCTGTAATACGAAATAGTGGGGTTCTTGAAGGCTCGCTAGGTGATGGCAGTGGCAATGTTTATGCCGGGCGGGGGCGTTATTGGGTTCGTTTCCGTGAGGGCGTTGACGAAAGCGATGTTGTCACCTATGGAAAGGCTTTGCCGATTCGATACGCTGGCGAAGGCGCAATCCCAGAGAAGAACAATGTAGAGGTGCTGGTTAAAATTGATTATGACGAAGTTCTCTCTATTTTCCGAGTACACCCGAAATTTTATGACCGGGCGGAAATTGACAGTCGCCCGCACAACCCTGCAGCGTCGAGTAACAAGTGGCTACAGACAAAGTATTTTGTGCGTTGGTTAACGCGCCCGGTTGGTTCTGATGCTGGCGATACCAGCACCTTGATTACCCGCCGCGAAAATCCCGCTTTTGTAGATGATTTTCTGGGTTTTCAGACTGACGTTGGAACGATACTGGCAGCCTCAAAACCCGATTTGGCCGCGCTAATTCCCGCCGCTGGATACCATCGTGTTGTTTGTGTATTCTATGACACCCTGGCGGAGGCGCATTTTGCCGCCGGAAGTACCGCCCAGGTTCTTGCCAGTGGTTTAG